ATGACACTTGATGCTTTATTTCAGTTAATGAAAATTATATCGCCATCTGAAATTCCATCAGATGGCGATTTAGCGAATTTTATGACCCTGCTTATCTCCACCAAAAATCATTCTGACGCCCTGTTACCGTTTTCGCAGCGCGCGTATATGCTTTCAGTTGCCTATCGCGATCCCCAAAAAGCAGCTGCGTTGCTTTCATCCTGTCAGCCCGAAGCAGGCAACCCTCTCCCGCTGCTCAACTTCTCTGGCTGGCCGGACGTGCGTTACGCCACTTCTGGTGAATTACAGACGCCCGAGTCTAAGGACTATTTTCACAAGATTTCGTCTGCCGCCACGCTATTACGTGCGGCAATTATTGACGCTGAGCAACAGAAAAACACGCCAGCATTTTATATTCTGGATAAGGTGCTCAACCTGAACAGCGCTTTGCCAGAACGTTATAAAAAGATGGCAAATATATCTTATTCATAACGGTATTAATAAATCCGGCTGTCATCGTATGCCAGATAATCGATATCCAGCGCGGGAACGACCGGGGTAAGGTTTTGCAGCCAGGCCAGAAGATGCTGAATGCTCTCTCTTTTGAGTGAATTTTTTGGCCAGACGAGGTAGTAGCCATCCCCCGTCGCGATAGCTTCCCTGAAAGGCAGGCCCAGCAGGCCACTTTTCAGGGCATCAAGCGTGAGATGCAGGTCGGCGATAGCGATGCCGTGCCCGTTCATCGCGGCAATACTTCCCTGTTCAAGGGTATCGAACACCATACCGCTGCTCATATCGAGCCCCGGGAACAATCCTGTTCTTCGCAGCCAGCGCCGCCAGTCACGTCTGTCCGGTGAAGGATGGATCAGATCGCATTGCGGAAGCCGCTGCCGGGCCGGTTCGATAAGTGATGGAGTACAAACCGGGATAAGCCATTCATGAAATAGCAGTTGGCTTTCCGTTGTGTCACCAAAACGCCCATTGCCGAGAAGAATGGCGCAATCGTAGGGCTCAAGATTGAAATCAACGGTGTCAATGTCCATCCAGACGCTGGCAATCTCAACCTGTGGTTTTGCATGGTTGTTGCGAAAAGATCGCAGCACGTCGAGAAGCCATCTCATGGTCAGGGTACTGGGCGCTTTTAACCGCAGCAGGTGGTTTTCACTGCGAAATACCCGGCAGGCCCATTCAATGCTCGTGAAGCTTTCGTTCAGCTGCCCGGCAAGCACTCGCCCGGCTTCAGTGACCTCCACGCGAGGACCTTGCCTTTTGAAAAGCTCGCAGTCGAACCACAGTTCAAGGGTACGAACATGTCTGCTGACCGCGCCCGGCGTAATATTGAGCGTTTCAGCGGCTTTACTGAAGGAGTTCAACCGCGCAGCAACTTCAAACGCACGCAGTGCATACAATGGCGGTAAAGACATAGCGTCCCTTAAATGAGGTGATGGCATGGGGAATCAGGATCGCAAACCTGCAAATCTTCACACTGCAAATCGCGCCCGCTACACGATAGCATAATGGGTATCTGTTTAATTCCGTTGAAAAGGATCGCTGTTTTATTACGTGAGGGTCAAAAATGAAGGTTGTTGATTAGCAGAATGGCAGGCACAAAAAAACCACCTTTCGGTGGTTTCACGACACTGCTTATTGCTTTGATTATTCTGCTTTTTCCCATGGTAGCCGGAGTGGGACTTGAACCCACACAGCGCGAACGCCGAGGGATTTTAAATCCCTTGCATAATATTTAATTTTCAAAAAGTTAGCTGTTTTTTTCCTAAGATAATGGTTTTGTTAGCGCTAGGACTGGCGCGGTTCATGCCTGGTTATCTTAGGAAAGATTTTGACAATTTTTGCGGTCCGGCGCTATAGTTCCACTGCACCAGCAAAATCTGGTGTCGGGATTGGCGTCCCGGATTGAAAAGGCGACTACAGACGCGCCAGCGTCTTTTTTATTGTCGTGCGCACAGCCACATTCGCATTATGGTGGGGCGTGCGGGGGCGGAGAAATCCGCGCCGGTTCCTTTTCCCGGTTACGCCAACCCTGTACGTCTCACCACCTCTCTGATTGGCGTCAATGGTGGTGATAATCCGAACCGAAAAGGAATATCCCATGAACACATCAGTCGCACTTTCCACCGAAGCCCCGAAAGTTTTTTTCAAAGATGGCCGCCTGGTCACCACCTCCCAATCCGTCGCTGACTATTTCGATAAGCAGCATAAAGACGTTCTGCGCAAAATTGACATGCTGGATTGTTCGCCTGAATTTACATCAGCGAACTTTTGCGCCGATGTCCAAACAGTCGAAGTCGGTAACGGTGCCGAACGTGAATCACGCTGCTACATGATCACCAAAGATGGCTTTATGTTTTTGGTAATGGGTTTCACCGGAAAGAAAGCAGCCAGACTTAAGGAGGCATACATTGCCAAGTTTAACGCGATGGAAGCCGAACTGCATAAGAGAGTCCCAGCAGAATCACGCCAGGGTAATTACGCTGTGATCACCTATTTCGAAAACGGTCTGCCGGTGGCATGCCACCCTCTTATGCCTGGCGAAGTAGTTATGAACCCAGATTCATGCTTGGAACATGTAATTCGTTCTGGCTATGTGGTTATGCCCTGCGATGAAGCTGAAAAATTCACTCTCGGTGAGATACAGAAAATGATCACCATCGCGCGACAAGCACGTGATCGCTGGCTGCAACCTTAACCACTCAGGGCGGTCCGTTCTTGCATAGGACGGGCTGCGGCATCTGAAATTATCTTAAATCCCTTCTGTTCTGAACGTTTATGAACCCGCAGAGTCTAATAAACATACTCACCAATTAAAGGGTCATCATGACAGCATTCATAATCACTTCTATCGTGGCAGTAGTTCTTGGGTTGATGATATTGAGTCTCATCAAAGTCGGCATTAGTACATCGAATAATCCTGATAACTTTTAATCTTTTTATCTATCAATACTGTCTTTTAGGACAGAGAAATTCTTATTAAGGATGCAGACAGCAAGATCGCCAATGCATTCTATGCACCACATATCTAAGAAAATGCCTTCATCCTCAATTGCTGCTTATAGTTCTCTTCTGCCGTTTGAATTTAACACCCCAAATAACCCCAATAACCCCGAAAGCGTTGACACTCAATCAATGAGGGGTTATTATAACTCCATCAAGACAACACAGAGAGCCGGAGGATGGATAGCAGGAATGCAATAGCAATGATAGAAGCCGATGGGTGGTATCTGGTGAGAGTAAAAGGCAGTCATCACCAGTTCAAACACCCAACGAAAAAGGGGCTGGTGACGGTAAAGCATCCACAGAAAGACATACCGTTACCAACACTGAAAAGCATAAAAAAACAGGCGGGGCTCTAAGCTCCCCTGCTGGAGGTTTACATGTTGTACCCTGTTGCTATTGATAAAGGCGTTTCATCCTTCGGCGTTCGCGTACCTGATATTCCTGGCTGCTTCTCTGGCGGTGATGATTATCAGGACGCGATTGAAAGCGTACGTGAAGCGATCGAGGCTCACATCGAATTACTGGTTGAAGATGGCGAGAGCGTTCCAGAAGCAACGACCGTCGAAAACTGGCTTTCTGATCCGGAGTACGCCGGTGCGGTCTGGGCCTTGGTAGACGTGGATATAACACGCCTGATGGGAAAAGCGGAAAAAATTAATGTGACGCTTCCCTCATTGCTGATCCGTCGTATCGATCAGTTCGTGGCCGCGCATCCAGAATACGGCAGTCGGTCTGGCTTCCTGTCTCGTGTCGCGGCAGACAAAGTAATTGGACGAGAAAAACGATAAGCCTCGAAAGAGGCTTTTAACGAAAGCACCCACTATGCATTCGCGGATCTAGTCAGAAAAAGTGAAAACGAGAATTTCAAAATGAGTAATCAACTATCAAAACGCCATTTACGTGAGTGCTTACAAGCTGAAGTAATGAAAAGCGACAAGAAATTCTCATGGACGCGCGTTTTTCATAAAGCATTAAAGTGCCCTGAGAGACGCTTTAATTTTTGGTGGCGAATTGCTTCTTATCTTTATAGTTCTGATGCCAAATGGAAAAAACAGTTGGCCAGAAGAATTAACAGGAAGCTTGTCCAAAAGTACAACACTGAGATACAGCTGCCAGCTACAATTGCACCAGGCCTTCATATAACTCACTTCACATCAGTTGTTATAAACGGATGTGTGATTATCGGACGAAATTTCAAAATAAGACATAACTGTACTATTGGCATTGGTGGGGGGGTGAAAAATGAAAACTCAAGCCCAAGGATAACAATAGGTGATAACGTTGACCTGGGAGTTGGGACCTCGATTATCGGTAACAATCTCACTATAGGCAGCAATGTCACGATAGGCGCAATGACTTTTGTGAATAAAGACATTCCAGATAACACTGTTGCCTACAATGAGAAGAAATTAAAATTAAAATTTAAACATTCATGATTTTCATGCTGGCACTACAGGCCACTCGATATCTGGTGCAAGCGATGTATCAAGCCGCATCAAAAGCACTCGATATTGCTGCCATGCCAACAGTAAATCTTCCTCTTCATCTGTTGACATACCCAACTCAACGGCATCTTTCAATGTCTCAATTACGGCAGTGGCTGAGTTCATGAGCGCTTCTTTCTGAGCATCAGCCTCGGCAAGGAGCTGCTCTTTAGTGGCGGTTGGCGGGTCTACAAGAACAGGCTGAGCGTAATCATTTACAGTGATTACCTTACCTTTCTGTTGACCTTCCAACAGATACAGGAACCACTTCTCCGAAATTTCAAGTAAATCATTCGGCCACGTACCTGCTAGTAAATAAGCTTGTTTATCTGATTCATGATAAAAACCAATTTCGCTAGGGCTAAAATAAATCCTCATTTCAATATCCTTTAGCAATTAGCATAAATTTTCCATCGGCGTTATGAGCATATAATGTGCATCCTGTACGTGAATAAGACGGAACATAAATTGCCGAATCATCGCCAGACCCATGCCCTGCCCCATTATATGTAATTACTACCCCTACACATGCATTTGGAAAAGCCGCAGGAAATGTCACGTTAACATTTGTTTTGCTTGGAACGTTTATATTACTCATAACTACTTCCATAACACCTGTTGAAGCATCTTTATGCGTCATGGCATTGGCTGATTTGGTTGCGGTATTTTTGAGGTTATATCGCGCATCGCTTTCCGCCTTCGTGTAAGCCTGCCCCGCAGGGGTGTAACTCCCTTTAGGCTGAAAACGTCCGTCACTCTCAGCTTTGGTGTATGCGCCTGTTCTTGGCATATACCCCGCATCTGATTGTGCTTTGGTGTAATAACGGTTATCAAAATTGGCATAGCTGCCCGGATTCACTTGGCCCGGCGCGTTAAAGTTGCCATTTGTGTCCCATTTAAAATTAACCTCTGATCCGCCACTGCCTTTCATGTGCAGATGCCATGAAAGCTCATCGCCAGCAACAAGAGACCCCATGGAGAAAGCCCAGGCGTTTTTATTCACGATAATCGCCTGCTGTTTAATAACCGGATGATACTCACTCGGGTTGGTAGTCGAATACGCGTTAAAAAATGGTGCTTTCGATTTGTACTGTTCAGCCCAGGCGTACGGACCGGAATAACCTGCCACCATTCCTTTGCCTGCGGTAATTTCTTCGCTTGCAGTGATTGTGTTGTTAACCGATAGCGGCGTTCCTGACTGAAGTGCGCCCGTGGTGAGATTCACATACAGCGGGCGAAGTGAGTTGTAATTACCCAGCGAATCGCCAGAGTTGGTTAACATCAGATACAGCGTTGTGCCATCATTTCGCCAGAATGCACCAAAGTTACCGTAGGCGATACGCAGGCCATTCGCAGCCCTGGAAACAATTTCACCATGAGCGGAAATTGCCCCCCGGACTTCTGCTGCACCATTTAAATTGAACGATATGGAACCATTTACATTACGTTGTGAATAAAAATGGTATCCCGTCGCATCTTTAAATTCTAATACTGTTGGTCGGTCAACATTCCCCCAAAGATTAATAATCCCATCCAGGGTTGATGTATTTGAAGAACTGATTTCAAGCTTACGAGTATTACCTGCACGCACATAACCATTCGCAACCACATTACCCGTAACGGTCCCACCCGTAACAGGCAGCGCTCCAACCTCCGTCGCGGTTGGTTTTTTGGCTGTGGTATAAAACTCACACCATTCTGTCCACGTATTATCTGCCGGGTTAAAAGATCGAAGGAAAACACGACGAGAACTAAAAGTACGATATTCCTGTACACAGGCCTCCGCTCCATTTGCACTTGTCTGGTGAACATCCAGTTCGCCAGCTTCAGCAATGGGGTAATTCCTCGCAGTAGTAGCATTGGCAGTTAAAGCCTGATTAAACCGCCCGTACTGCGTACCTCTGACTGTATTCAAATCGACAGTACCAAGCGTCCCTCGATATGGAACAGCACCGACTTCAGTCGCAGTGGGCTTCTGAAACTCTGTGTAAATTTTTCCCCAGTCACCAAAAACGCCTTGTGGCGTTGAGCCTGCCAGCCCGATTAACGGCGCCTGGCCGCCTTGTTTTGCAATAAGGTGCACCTGAGAGCCTGAGTCAAAGCCAAAGCTAATCAGGGCAGCATTTCCATATGTCGGCTCCGACTGCACGCCGTAGAAGCCATTCCGCAGAGGTTTTCGGGCATCAGCAGCAGAAAGCAGAATGTCCGAACCATATCCACCTAATCCCATCCAGCCTACAACCGGCACGCGGCCAGCAGTTGCATCTGTTTTTGAAGTGACGACGTCTTTAGATGCGGACGTTCCCAGCGCGTCCTTGATCTCCTTAGCGGCTTCTCTGACAGCTTTCGGTGTCGCAGCCAGCGTCTCTGACGAGCTGTCGGTTTCGCTACTGAGCTGCACAAGTCCTTTACGTGAGGTTGTCGCATCATAAACGCCTATGGCTTCGCGAGACCCTTTTTGTGCAGCCTCCCCTCTCGCCGCTATTTCAGAAAGGTTTTTATCAATGCGCAGGAACAGACCATCTCCGGTCGCTACTTTGAGCTCTACGTTTGCCGCATCAGATACTGCAAGACGGAATTGCAGATTAACGCTGACACCGTTTTCAGGCTTTTCAATGGCAGCACAGTTCGCAACAGAATACAGTTCGCCAGCATCTGTCAGCAGGCCAACTTCCCTGACTACGAATCCACCAATGGCAACCGGGAGGACCAGCTGAGCAATAAACTGGTTCGCCTGATCCGGAGAAACCTGTAGTGCAGAAATTGCGCTGCGATATACCTCACGCACCAGCTTCGTCTGCGCAGGATCCGGTTTAACGGCCTGCCCGTTCCCGTCCCCCACAACAAAATCTTTAATGATGACGGGCTTCCCGGTTGCAGAGGATTGCGTCTCCAGCTCCTTGCCCCGGTTTGTCAGAATGCTGTAATACTTCTCAGCCATGGTTATTCTCCGGCCTCAATAACAACGTCAATCCAGGCGGTAACAGCACCGCCGGCGTAATAAGTTCCCTTCGCACCCAGATCGGCGATCACATCGATAGTGGTCAACAGGCTGCGGAGGTTTTTGGCTTTATCGACCTGGCGCCGTATGCGCTGGTAAAGTGCTTCGTCAACAGCCTGTAAGCTGTAAACCTCCACGCGGAAGGTGTAGGGATCCTTGCGCGGTGTATCCTCCCACCACTCAATCACGGTGGTCGGCAGGCTGACGGCGCTCAGCGACCGCCTGACCGCACCGGCGGTGCCCCGGTGCTGATGGACATAAGCTGCATCCCTGATCACCTGCCTTTTTTCTTCCTCAGTCCAGGCCTCCTCCCATGAATCCACTGCAAATTCCCAGGCCAGCCATGGCAGCAAATGTGCGGGACAGGTATCAGGATTTTTCACCTTACGTACCATGTCAGTATCCAGCGCCGCGATCAGCTCTGTGCTTGCCTGCTCCTGCGCCCGTTCCGGGTGAATGGCTGAAGGTGGAAGCAGAGATCGAAATTTATCCACTCACTCCTCCTTTACGGGTGACGTTTATCGCGCTGCACCATGGGGCCTGTCCTGCTTCCGCTTCCAGATCAGCCGTCGGGCTGAGTAACTTAACTCTTGATACGCCGGGCTGCTGAAGTGCTGAGTAAATCGCGGAAAGCGGTACGATCGCATTAATACGATGGGAAAGCTGTGTGTAGCTCGTCAGCGTACTGATCGCGTTTTCCAGCACCGTCTGTGCATCGGGACCGTCTGGTATTTCGAGTTCAGCCTTAACGGTATAGCTGGCGATACTGGCACTCTTCACACTGACAAAATCAGTGAGCGGCCTGACTTCATCCGCGCTCAGTGTGTTCATGACAGTTTCAATAAGAATGAGTCCTGCCTGACCGTTCCCTGTGCGCGAGAGCACGTACACATCCACCTCGCCGGGCCGGTTATGGGTTTCAGGCCCGTAGGCGTCCGCATCCAGCACATCGTTATCCGCGGATTTGGCATGAAAGCGATAAGCGTTACGCGCGCCGGCCGTATTCAGCTGCGCCCACGAAAGCTGTATACGTTCCCGGAAAGCGTCGTCGTCTTCATAAGCAGAGTCGACAGGGGGAACCGCATCCGGATCGCCGGGATTAATCACCAGACGGGAAACGTTAAAGGCCGCGCCCAGCTGGTCGAGATCGGCCCCTCTGGCACTGGCAAGGAAAACTGCACGTACTGCGTCGTTAACCCGCTGGAACGCCAGGGTGAGCTGGTAGGCGTTGATTTCACCCTGTTTATACGCCGGGTCAGATTCCACCAGCGCATCAAATTCCGGATCCAGTTCGCGCAGGCGCGCCAGCCAGCGGGTAAAAATGTCAGCGGCATCCGGTACCACGATGGCATCCGGCACCGCCAGGGCGGACAGGTTAATTACGTCATAGCTGCTTGCCATAAATCGGTATGCCTCCGGTGCTGACAGGAAGATTGTTCTCTTTGTTAATCCCTTCGATATCCACAACACACCCCGTTTCGTCAGCCGGGAAAGAAACGACAACGCGCGTGACCTTAAGCCGGGGTTCCCAGCGTGCCAGAGCCGAGGCGGTCGCGGCGATAATGCGAAGCCTGGTCAGGTCATCACGAGGGTTATCAACCAGCGAAAACAGGTCACTGCCATAATCACGGATCAGTACACGGCTGCCGACGGGCGTGGAGAGAATATCGCTGACGGACTGGCGCAGATGATCGCTACCGGACAGGCGTTTCCCGGTCCGGCTGTTTACACCGTTCATAGTATTTTCCGTATCTGTATGTCGGATGGCTGAGAGTTATCCGAAGTAATCCGGGCCGGTCTTATCCTTGCTGTCGGATTTTTTTGAGGATTTCGCAGGCTTGCGAATATCAACCACCAGGTTGTATGTGAAACTGAAACCCGCAGGTGTCAGGGAAAACACCAGCGACTCAACCACCCAGGCGCGATCTTCCCGTTCGCCAAAGCCGGACGTGGATACGCCAGACTCTGCCGTGAGAGGAACGTGTCTGGGTCGGCAGGGCCCCGTTACTGTCATTTTTTGTTCATTGCGGCGGGCCTGCGTTTTTTTCGCTTTGGCCTGCTGATCGGCAGTAGCTTTTACAGGCTGGGTATACGGGTTAGCCATTGAGGGACCATCATGATCAACCGTAGTGGTTTTGGTCTTCCCGTCAGCCTCATCGTAATAACGTACGCCGATTTTGCCTGAAGACTTACCACTGCTGGCGGTGGCCTTCCCTGTCGAACTGCCCCGCTCTCCTTCGCTGTAAGACCAGTTTGACACCTCTTCTGGTGTGATAATCAGAGCTGCGGTCTGTTCGCCGGACGCATTTGCCGTGGCTCCCTGACGCAGAAAGAGCCAGTATCCGCCCGACGGTTTACTGACAGCATTCCATGTTCGGGCCAGGCGCGTCAGCAGATTGGCGTCCGATTCTGCCACCTGGTCAACGTGGTCGATATGAATGTCGGCCAGCTCTGCGGCCACTTTTGGTACCAGTCCGTTTTCTTTCGCTACCGTTTTAACCAAATCCGCCAGTCGCAGGTTATCCCAGCTGCGTGTTTTCTGGCTGATCACATCACCCGGTTGTTTTTGCGCGTTCATTGGCGCAGCGGTGGCATAAATTGGCGGGCCGCTGCTGGCCACGCCGGAAACCACGAACCAGCCCTTATCCACCAGATGATCATTAAAACCCAGCGCCACGCGAAGACGAGCGCCTTTTGTCGGAAGGGGGAGCGTTTCCGAGAGCAGGGTGATTTTCAGCTCATCTGCTTTTGCCGTGGCACCTCCGTAATCAGTCAGCGTCAGCTCTGCCAGGCATTGTTGCAGCGCACGGGTAATATCTTTTCCTTCAGCGCTGACGCTGAAAGCGGGAGCATATTCCGGTTTAACAATCTGATCTGCCATTTTTAATCCCACAGGCTGTAAGCAGAAGCCTGAACCGGCGGAGCCAGATCCGGTAAAGTGATAAACAGACCTGAAGGATAAACGGCCCCACGGTCAGCCAGTCCAGGATTCGCTTCAAGAACCTGCGTCACAATATAAGAAAGGTTCTCTGTGCCGTAATGCGTCGCGCAGATCGCATCCAGCACATCACCGTCACGGGTTTGATATGTCATCGGCATAATGTTTCAGCGTCATCGTCCAGTTTTTGTTTCGGTGGCCGCCGCCCGGCAGGAATCGGCTGGTCGTATCTGAGAAGTCGATCACCACCCACCAGCCCAGGACATCTCCTTCACCGCTGACCAGCTGCTGAGGCTGATTCTGGTCTGCCAGGTCGAAGAGATCGTTAACAGCATCCACCCCCTTGCGAAAGAAAGCATGCGATTCCCCTTCAAGCCGGACGGTTCGCCCGGGCTTGCCGGTATACTGCAATAAATCCTGCTTCCCGATCCGCTCCTGTTCGCTCCATCGCCAGCTGGCCTCGCGGGTCAGCTGGTTGTATGCCGTGGTGTCGATCGAAAAGGCAAAATCGCCCAGCATCATCATCACCCGGGCGGCCTGAGCCCCCCGAACAGCGCTGGACTGAAACTGCCCGTAGTCTTCAAAGACAGGAATAATTTCACTCACCAGATTTGTCCTCCGTCCAGCATGCTGCTGTCACCGTTAAATACCGGACTGGTTTTAGTCACCGCGACAACTTCATCCCCGATCGCCTTTTCATCCTGACCAGGTGTGCCATGTATCTCATAATGAAATTCGAAACGACGGTTGTCGGTCAGTTGTCGGGGAGGTGGCGCTTTGTCCGCAAAATCCAGCTTCTGAAGTAAAGTTTCCCAGTAACTGCTTTCCACTTCACCTGACAGTTCTGCCGGTCTGTCTGAAACAGGATCAGGAGGCTGCCGGGAGTTAATCTCAGGCGGTAAGTGCAGGACGTCTGCGCTTTTATCCCTGTAACGTTCGTTACCCCTGAATAAACCCTGCGCTTTGTCAGTCCCCGGTAACGAATCGACATCAACATTCACATCCGGGATACGCTGTGCCGGGTATTTTGAATTCCCATCAGATCTTTCCTCTGCTGCTGTCCAGTTAAGGGAAGGATAAACGTCGACATTGACCACCGGCTTATCCGCGGAGATGTTGTCTGCGGATCCCTTCGGTTTTTCCGCTGCGGGCCAGACGCTACTTTTTTCAAACGAGGGAAAGGAAGGCAGTCTGTAATTATTCCAGGCGCCGGCAGTGCTGTCGGATGTTTCATGTCCCGGTTGCACAGACGTCTCCTGGTTCTGGTTCAGTGCTGAATCCCAGGAGAACGGCGCGCCGTTGCTTTCCGGCGCCACGTATTTATCGAGCGTACTGTTAAAGGTGTCATCGTCGTCGCGGAAAAATCCCCGGGTGTCCCGGTACGATTTTTTCACATCATCAGGCAGGTCCGGCTTTTCCTTCAGTTGCTGCTCAAACCATTCTCCCTGACCGTTGCGCTGCGCCGTCATGCGTGCAATATCAACCGAGCCGGTCATCGCCAGCGATTTGAGTACGTCCCGCTGATCGCGTCTCTCATCCGGCAAAAGCCAGGACAGTTTTTTCGCCAGCGCGTAGGCCACTTTCCCGACGAACACAATGCCCTGGCCGAACGTCAGCACGCCGGGGTAAAGATCATTACGCAGGAAACTGACAATGCGTTTGATCCCGCCCCCCTTAAACCACTCCGCCATATCATCCGTCAACCGGCGGATATCCGGTGCCAGCTCGTTTCCCAGCTGCCCTGAGATTTCCGCTACAGCAGAGGAGAAGACAGTGCGCAGGCTGGTGATGGCGCGGTTGCCCTCCATCGCCCCTTCAGCCCCCTCTTTCGTGACGAGGTTATAGCGCCGCTGCTCGTCCATCAGGTCACGGTAGCTTTTGCCGGACTGCTTCAGCAGCATCAGCAGTTTGCTGGCCTCGCCGCCAAACAACGAATCCAGTGCAAACGACGCTTTCGACTCGTCCTGCATGCTGAGCGCACGCTCGACGATTTTTTCGAACTGCGCCATATCGCTGAGGCCCGCAAAATCCCCCGCCTTAAATCCCAGCGTTTCAAACGCATCCTGAAGGGAACCCTGCTTGCCGTTCTGCTTGTACTCTCCCGCCTTGTGAAGGTACTCCTCGAACAGGTCGCCGATGTTCTCCCCGTTCATGTCGTACTGCTTCGCGAGCGTGTCCCAGGCATCAAACGTCGGGATATCGACGCCATAGCTTTTCGCCACACCAGCCCGTCGGGCCGTTTCTTCGTTGGTGGCCGCAGGTGCAATCAGGGTACCCAGGGCAGAAGCCACCACGCCACCGCCGCCAATCGCCAGCCCGGGAGCAACCATCCCGCCCAGCTGTCCGGCCATACCAAGACCACGGCGAAACAGCCCTTTCCCTGCCCCCTTGAAGGCGGCCAGCCGTTGCGTCTTCTGCATCTGCTGATTCAGCTTCTGCTGTTCGGCCTCCTTTTTGCGGATTTCACGGGACACGTCGCTGTAACGCCGTTTAAGATCGCCAAGGCTGTGCCCTGCCAGCTTCGCACGCTTAATCTCAGCCGCCAGCTTAGCCTGGTCTTTCGTCAGTTTTTCTGACTGCTTTCCGACGTCCTTCAGGCTTTTTTGCAGGCTGTTCGCTGAACGGTTCCAGGAGCTGTCGATACTGCCGCCAAAAGTAATGACGGCCTTAAGGTTCTGGCTTAATCCGGCCACGATTTACCGCCTCCACTTCGTCGGTGAGAAAATCAGAAAACACACTGAACGGCATATCCAGATATTCCGTCATGGGAAAATGCAGGCGCCGTCCCAGAAAACGTATCGCCCGCATTAGCCCTCTTTCGGTCGCTTCTCGGGCGGGAGCATAAAAACATTAAACGCGTCCAGCAGCTGGGCATAATCTGCCGCTGTCAGTTGCCAGATATCCTGTTCGCTGAGGTTGCACAGCAGCGCAATCATGCGCGCCTCTTTTTCTTCCTCACTGCCGCGGTCTTTGGAAAAGGCAATGCGGTCACGCACCAGCGGCTCGCGCAGCGTCACCTGTTCGAGCAGGCCACCGTTCTCAAAGGAAACAGGGGAATACAGTTTGATAACGCGTGTTTCACCAGGAAAAGACATGTTGATCTCCATAAAAAAACGGCCCGCAGGCCGTTGTAAGATTGTTTGAAGTTAAAGCCGTACTTTTGCCGCCAGACCGGACAGAACATCCACGCCATTCACCCGACGCGAGAAGCGCTCAGTATCTATCTCAAAGAGCTCGCGACCATCTTTGGTCTGACGGTAATAGCTCACGGCGATTTCCACCGTGACGGCATTTTCGGACAGGCTGTCCTTGCCACGCGCATCGGGAGTGACGGTCTGCACAAAGCCTTCGATCTCCTCGATGGTACCCAGCGCGGTACCGTTAGCCAGATAGCCCTGATAGGCCGTAAAGCGTGGACGACTGCCGCTGACAAAACCGAAAGCGGTCAGCATATCCACGTCCACACCGTAAAACTTCAGCTGACAGGTTAGAGCTTCCATGCCGTCATCAACAGGGGACGGCGCATCCTGTGCGCCGGTACGCAAATCCGTTTTGACAATGGACAATGCCGGCGGAGTAAATTCATGCGCCCCCTGTATGCGGATCCCCTGCCGGAAGAAGGTCCAGACGCGTAATGTGTTTTTTTCGCTCATGCTGCCAGCATCTCCTCAAGCGCATAGTTGTTATTCACCCGGACGCGCAGGCTGATAAGCTCAGTCGGCGATTTCGGACCAAAGTCATAGTTGATGTACAGCACCCCCGCCGCCATGCTCTCAGCGGTGTTAAGTTCTTCATCCAGCCAGGCGCGACCACCGAAAATGGCTCCGAGGCCGACCAGCTGGCGCATATAAGCGTTGATGGTGCCGATAATGTCGTCGGCATTCTCCCGGTCCAGCGGACGGTCAACGTATTCCAGCATCGTTTCCTGAATACTGTCCTCGATGACGTCTGCGGTTCGGCGAACCGATTCGAAGCGCCACTGTAGATCGGTACCGCACAGACGGTTGCCCCAGTGCTTAAACCCTGCCCGGCGGATGATGGTAGAGACGTTCTGCATGTTGAGCAGGTTTGCGTCGCAGTTTTCATCGCCGAGAATGAACTCGTCGATCTGTTCCACCCCGAGGATGTTATTGATGTCCTGGTTGGATTTACTCCACCACCAGCCCTTCTCAAAGTCGATTCGGGCACGCAACCCCGCCGCAAACGCAGAGTAAGGACGATAGACCAGCTGGCCGTCGGCATTGCTGACCTGTACGCGCGGGCGCAGCAGTTCGGTGCGGGTACCATAGGACTGTCTGCGCTGGACCACTTCCTGTAGTGTCGCACCGGATTCGCAGTCAACATACGCCACCGCCCGCAGCTTGCCGGCGACGGTTTCCAGCGTTTTGCCCACGGCATCATCCTCACTGAACCCCGGAGCGATGACGATACGGGGCTGGTATGTTGTCACGGAGCGAGCAGATGACAGCGCGCCGATCCCGGTCAGCACCGCCGCACGCTGTTTCGCTGTATCGTTAACTTCAGCCACGCGTACCACCACCGTCAGGGCATTTCGCTGATCGTTGATTTCCATCAGGGCCTGCTTCAGCGTGCCTTTTTCACCGAGCCGGGAAAGCATCGAGGTACCAACAATCGCCACAGGAGTATTCAGCGGGAAAGGTTCATCTTCGCCGCCTGCCAGCTGCAACCGGAACGGTGTGACCACGCCACTCCCGCTTCCCGTTGCGGTGACTTCCACATCATCCACCGCGCCCACGGCAGTGGCCACTGCTGAAGGGGTTGCCGTCAGCTTGCCCGTTTCATCGCAGCCAAGCGTGATAGTCAGCGTTAATGCCTCCGCATTCCAGGCAGCAGAAGTCTCAATCGCTGCGGGATTTTCTTCATTCGGGATGCCGGCTACAGCCTCAACCACCACCACGTTTCCTGACCTGCCAGCAACTGTCGCGGCAAAATCCACAACATTATCCAGAATCGGGGTTCCTGTACTGGCACTCGCCGGCGTTCCGGCAGAGGCATCAGGCGCTGTACCCACCAGGCCGATAATGGCCGTCTGGATCGTCGTGACCGCGACCGTACCGGATGTCAGTTCGATCGTTTCCACACCATGTAAATTCGCCATTTATTTTCTCCAGGCATAAAAAAACCTGCCGCGGCAGGTCACATTTTTTGATTGGGGGGATTCGTGGTTCCGCCGCCATCACCATTTTCTTTATGGTCATGGCCGTTGTAGGTTTCGCGTATCCCGCTCATTTTCCCGGTACCGTCAGAAATTTCCTGTGTTGCACCGATGTTTCCCTTCACATTCGTGTCGGAATTGATTTGCGTAACGCCCTGAACTGTGAGGGTGTCGGTGATTTCCACCGGACCATCGAGCGTTCCCTTTCCGATAATTTTGTAGGTCCCGCCCTCCGCCAGCGTGATGGTCAGGGCATGCGCGGCGCGGTCATACCGGATCTCGGTACCGTCACCGTAGCGGGTGATATGTTCGCTGTCGCTGCCCTCCGGTACCGGCAGACCGCCGGTATTCCAGCCGGGAAACACCCGGCCATTATTAAGCTCGCCCGCCTCCGACAGCACAGTGACCGCATCCCCGATCGCATAAGGATTGGAGTCAGCCCGGTTTGCCCCGGAAAAGCCCTGGCAAAGCGGCAGCCAGGTAGTGGTGATGTCGCCCAGATCCACCCGGCACTTCGGTATACCGTCATGCTTAACGGAATGAATAACCCCGCGCCGCACAATATTCGCCAGGCGACGCTGTAAATCGCCCTCGATATCACTCATTGGGTTTCGCCTCGTAAATCAGCTGATAATCGTCCACATGCGCGCGCCCGATATCCGGAGCCTTACCAAGCCAGACGCCGTTCAGCGGAGAATTAATCTGCGCAAACGGATCCACACCAAAGGCTGCTGACTGTGTGAAGGAGATCCGCCAGACCAGATAATCATCCATGCGCGGATCAAACTCATCGCGTGACGCATCGATAAAGATGGCTGGCTCAAGACTGGTCAGGCCGAACTGCTGGCCGTCAATCCACTGCGTGATATCCGCCGCCGCCGTGCGCAGGAAAATTTCGGGTCGGCTGACGCCAGCGCCTGCCGCGTCCACCACAACGAACAAATCGCAGGACAGATTCACATTAAGCTGTCCCTCGTTGCCGCCGCTCTGCTCCCAGCCGTTAATGGAGAAATAGACCGCCGGGGTGGCCAGTCCGGTAAAGCGGGGCACGTTTTTTTCCGGGTAGGCATCGGCATCACGCACCCACGCAATTTTTTTCAGCGCACCGGTGACAGCATCGTGATACTGCCCCAGCAGTAATGGCTCAGCCATAGTCCACCTCAGACAGAAATACGGGCTTTCACACGCCCGCGCAGATCGGTTTCAAAGTGATGCATAAAAATCTCCATCGCCTCCGCAAAGGCGTTATCTTCGATGTAATTCAGCATCGGCTCATAAATATCGACTTCCGCTTCGCGGGTACGGCGGGTATTCGGATCGCGAATAACCACCGTCCGGCGGTTTTCACGGCGGGAGCGCGCCACTTCCCCGTTTTCAAAAGTGCGCGGGGATAGCAGGCTGCCCTTTGGGGTGAATCCGGCGTTTTCTGCCTGGCGCCGCGCCTTTATATACCGCCCGGTGGATTTATCCCGCCGGGTATGGTGAGGCCTGACCCGCCCGTTAATCCTGCCTTTCAGGTCTTTTACCTTAATGGCATTGAGACCAAACCAGAGACGAAAATTATCCAGTTGTGACTGGGAAGCGCGATCAAGACGAAAGGAAAGCAGACGCCGGCGCATCAGATCCAGGCTGCGCGGCGCCAGCCCGTCTTTCAGTTCAGCCATCGCTTTTTTACGTAAGGTAGCGGCGGTACGCTTCAGCGCACGGGAATACGCTGCCCGAAACTGTTTATGGGTGGCACCGATGTGCTCCGCTATCCGCCAGATGGCATCCACATCGATATCGACGGGCAAATCCCGCCGCAGTCTGGACTCACGCGCCATATCAGCTCCACTTATTGATGTCCGGCTGCACCTTACCCGGTGCGCCATACGCCAGCGTGACGCGGGTGCGGCCTTCTTCATCAGCACCAATGTGCGTCACACGATAAGCCGTGCCGTTGATCTCCACGCCGTGGTGCTTCTCAAGCCCCACGATATCAGCGGTCATCGCGCTGAAGGCCGGAGAGCGATCCTGAATTTGCCCCCCGCCGGGCACGTCAACCGGGACATCAGGTGTCTCGAAAATCACAGTAACAGGACGCAACTCAGCGCCGACAGACAGGACAGCAGGCACCTCTTCGGCAAATGCCCGGGATATCCGGGCATCCGCTTTTAACAGGCGTTGCCGAAAGCGGTTCATCAGTAACCAAGCCGGACCGGAACAGAATCCGCATCCGCCGCCGCCTCAGCCCAGGCCGTGCCCGCCAGAGGATTCGGAGCCGCCTCCTCACCCGCTTCCGCAGTCAGTTTACCGTCTGCCAGATAGAGCTTCTGGCCGACAGTAACCGCTTCCGCTGCTTTTGGCAGAACGAACACCCCCGTGGTATGCAGCACACCCCACAACCCTGCCGGAATGTCGTCGTGAGCAACGCCCACCAGCGCACCTGAAAGCACGGCGTCACCCGAATGAATATCGGTCGCACCGGTATTCTGAAAATCAAGAGTGTTGCCGTCCTGCTGATAGTTATTCGCCATGTCTTTTCTCCATAAGAGGATAAGGCGGCCCGCGCCGCCTTCAGGGATAAAAAAACCGCCAGAAGGCGGTCGTTATTTCTTGATGACTTTAACCAGACCACGCCAGTCAAGCGGGGCCACACCCGCATCAATGCGCACCTTGAATGCGGCGCCGTCAACAGTGAAGCCCTGCTGCTGCTCCAGATACGGCGTATCGATACCATCCAGGTACGCCACTTCAATGGTGTCGCGTCCTTTTGCAGCCGCCAGGTAATAATCAGTCGGGCTGCTGTCATCCAGTCGTGCTTCTGAAAGTACTGTGGCAAAGTTCCGGATCGGGTTCTCAATACCACTATTGGCATCTGCCCCCGGCACACTGGCGGATTTGATAAGCTGATTAGCACGGGACTCAATAGCTACCGGCGTCAACGCAAAAGCCGGACGGATATTGAGATGACGATCGCCAGATTTCTGCAACAACATCGCCTTACGTCCATCATCCAGTCCTTCAATGCTCAGGTCAGCCGCTATCAGGTTGCCATGGTCAGCATGGAACAACGGTTTGCCATCAGACATTTTCGGATTGCTTGTCAGAACTGCCCACACCAGATCGCCCACGGTCGCGCGTGCCGCACCACCCATGGCATATGGGATACGGGTCAGCGTATCCATGTCATCGTTGATGATGGTCTGGCGATCGATACTAAACAGTTCGCCGTAAGTCGCCAGCGCAATGGGTTCACCACGATCTTTCATGGTGACATACTTATATTCCGCTCCGGCACGTACCTTGCGAAGGGTCGGGAAAGATTCCAGACCAGCACGATGCGCGGTTTTGAAGTCAGTCAGCGTGCCCTTACGGGTCCACTGGTCAAAGGTTTCGCTGGCTTCATCCCAGCCCAGCAGCGCGGCTTTATGCGCCACATCCATCAGGATATTGCCAAAATCGCTGCTGCTGTGAGTGAATGCCAGCCCCACCATTGCCAGTGGAGAACCGTAGCCGGAGATACCAATCCCGCGATCCACCAGCGAGGCACGCGCCATCTCACGCAGGGTATAGCCGTTGTAGGCGTTATCCTTCTCGGCCTGCGCATAGCCCGCGCGGCTCATTACCGCAGCGCGAATGGAATCACCGACCAGATTGCCGTTTCCGGCATAAAGATGAATAGCGCCAGGACCGGCACTCGGCGTAGTCCCTGCCGCCAGCGCCTGGAGGAGTCTGTCACGGGCTTTTTCCGCCGTGCAGGAGAAGTCGGCCAGACATTCTGCCTTCAGCGCCGCGAAAGTCGGGAACGCCTCAAAAACAGCGGAAACCGTGTTCACGCGTTCCGCGTTTGCCGTCTGCATCTGCTGTTGCAGCTGCTGGGCCAGCGCAGTGATATCGATATTAGTCATCTGCTGCGCGGGCTGTTGTGGCGCTGGCGGGTTCAGGTTCGCCTGTACCGGCGCGGGCTGCTGTGGCTGATTCACCGGAGCTTCAGCGCGCGGCGCAAAAAGAGATTTAATCTGTTCTGGCATGTTCTGGTAATCCTTCAGTTTATTTTCATTCACACAGGCCGCAGCCTGTAGTTCAGGTTCAAGCGTGTCAGCGAAACCTTTCTCCACTGCCTCGGCCCCGTTAAGCCAGGTCTCCGCTTTCAGCATCGCTTCCAGCTCCTCCTGCCCCAGTCCGGTTTTATTCATATAGGCGCTGAGCATCAGGGCTTCGTTACGATCAAGCCACGCGGCGTAATCACGCATGTCATCAGAATCCCCGGCGATCCCGCCCCACGGTTTGTGGACCATGATCCAGGCGTTTTCCGGCATGTGCACCGTGGCGCCGGGCAGGCAGACAATCATCGAGGCCATGCTGGCCGCCACCCCGTCCACCCAGATATCCACTTTCGCTTTCAGCCGCGACAGGGTGTTGTAGATGGCAAATCCCTGCATGACATCGCCGCCGGGGCTGTGGATATGTAAATCCACCGCGCTGGCGTCAAACACCCCGGCTTCTTTACAGTCCGCGACGAACTGCTGGGCTGTGATGCCCCAGCCGCCGATCACGTCATAGAGGAAGATTTCGACGCGCCCGGCAGAAAGCGCGCGGATTTCGTACCAGCACTGACCGTTTGCCGCATCGACACCCGCCAGGCTGGCGCGGGGGTTAATCATCATCGTCCGGCTCGCGCCGATCGTCTTTTGGTTTTGCCGTTGCATCTGGCATCGCTCCTTTGTCGTTGGCGGCGTCAGAATCAAACACCAGCCCGTGTTGACGGTTAAACTCGGTTTCACGCAGTCGCTGGCGTTTAACCTCCTGCGGGTTTTTACCCCGCGCCCGTGCCCATTCCGCTTCGGTACCAGCACCGCCACGAACAATGGCTTTCCAGGCATTAGCCTCTTTACCCGGATCAATCCACGGCATCACCGGGCCAAGATAAAGCGCGTTATAGAGAGAATTCGGCTCCACATCCGGCGGCACTTCAACACCACTCAGCAACGCCATCGCCAGCCATGCGCGGTAAACGGGCCGGCTGTGCTGGCCGACAAACCACTGTTGCAGGACGTTGTACCCTTCGAAGCTCTCCACCAGCTCCTGACGCTGGGAGCTGTAGGTGCCGTTATAGTCCCGGGCAATGCTGGAATAGCTGCCGCGCGTGCCTGCGGCCACGGCCCGCATCTGTCCGTTTCGGAATTCATAGAGGTGAACATTCGGGCGATTTGATTCCACCATGCCCAGGTCTTCACCCGGGCGCAGATCGTCGTAAATCATGCCCGGGGCGATATCGTAATGACGCTGGCCGCCGGGAGGTGAAAACTCCCCGTCGTCACCAAGAGACTGCGCATCACCGCGCTTGATATAGAACCCCAGCGCGGCGGCAATACGGGCGGCGACGCGTTCACTCTCTTCATAATCCTTGATGTCAGAAAGACGGGTAATGACTCCGTGGATCAGGCTGATACCGCGCAGCTGGTGCAGACGCTTGCGCTGCGCAAGGTGAAGCATGTTTTCAGCTGAGACGGTTTTAAGTTCAGCGCTGAACCGCGTCATATTTGCCGGGTGGTACTTGTAAACGCGGTAGCCGACGGGACGCCCCCAGTCGTTCACGATGATGCCCTGGCGAACCTGCTGGCCGGCGGTGCTGTTAAGGTTGAACGGAACAAAATCCGCCTCCAGCATTTCCAGCGAGAACGGTACGGAGGTGGAATGTTGCAGACCCGGCACATTCCCCCTGACCAGTTGCGTGAACACTTCCCCGTCACGCAGTGCTGAACGCAGCAGCAGGCGTTCGGCTTCCGGGCGGGTGAACATGCCAGTCACCTCAGGACGCACGGACCATTCAGCCCAGAGCGCCGAAAGTTTCCCGGCGAAATCGGAATGAAGATTCCCCTCCAGATCGAGGGGCTGAGGCTCAACATGGATCCCGTGGGCACCAATCACCCGGTCTTCCATTTTGTCGAACAGGCCGATCACCAGATCATGGTTTTCATCAAGCCACCGGGCCTGTTCCCGCAGGGACTGACCTGCTGCAAACACAGCGGTGTCCGCCGACTGGCTTTGCTTTTTCGCCTTGTGCAGCCGTGACGGATTTGCCGCTTCATACGCATTAAGCCGGAGACGATCCCGCTCGCGTGCCGCGGCCCACCCGGGGGAAATTGCCCTCAGTGTTCTTTCAAGAATGCCCATAGAACGCCTTACAGAAAGTTAGCGAGTTTGTACGAACCACCACAGCTGTTGACCGCGCGCCAGCGACGCTCCCAGTATTCGAGCTCATCGCGCAGCGCCTTCGGATCGTGGTTGGTAATGGCGCGACCGTTTACGCCGGTGAAAGAGATGCTCTTGCCGTCCAGCGAGTCCTGGTAGGCCTGGCGTACCATCACCAGCGTTCTCCAGATGTCGTCTTTCTTCACAGCCAGCCTCCTCCCCTACCGGAAGATCCCAGCCAGCTGCCGGAAAGCGTGTTTTCTTTCTCAGGCTCATCCCTGACTTGTGGCTGAACGGTTTTGTTTTTTTTCACGGTTATCTCCCTGGGGCGTTCCCCTTCATGAATATTTGGGTTGAGATCCTGCGGCTCAGCCCATGCAGGAGGTTTTTCCCAGTCGCGAATTTTTTCGTAGCCGCGCAGAACCGCGACGGCGTGGGCATAGCAGAACAGGTCAAAGGCTTCGTTGGCGCCCTTGCCTGGCTTACGCCATTTGCCATCCACGCCGCGCTCTTCGTAGGTGAGTTCTTCGTAGAACCACTCCCCCAGCCAGTCGGGAAAATGGATATAGCCTGCTCCGGGAGTCTCACGATCAAGGTTATTGCTGAGCTGATCCTTGAGCAGGTCGGTTTGCAGCAGATACACCGGCACCTCGCCACGCGCATCAGCGCGACGGTCACTGCGTTCGGTATTATTCGGGTGAGTTTTGGTAATAATTTTCTGGCGTTTTGTGCTGTCGCCCTTGATCAGATAGACACGCTTACCCAGACCATCCCGGCGACACTGGCGCCAGAATTTATAGGCATTATCTGTCACCCCTTCCTCACCGCCGCTGTCGACGGCCATGGCCAGCACCGGCATACGCCGCGTCGGGTCAGACTGAAGTGCGTAAGTTTTTTCCAGCACATCGGATACAAGCAGCTGCCAGTCCTCCGGATACGCGCCGGGGTGGACTGGCTCCGCCTCGCCATGTTCATTGCAGCGCAGGGACTGGCGGATGTTGTAGCGATCCACAAGCCAGCGTTCACCGTTTTCGCCATAACCAATTATCTGCACGACGAAACGGCGCTTTTTCCCGCCCTGAACGTCGACGGCTGCCAGCAGGAAACGCACCTTCGGCGGAACCAGGCGTTTACCGTAATCCTCCGCACGCTGCATCAGCACATCGGCGCGTCGCTGTTCGCTGGCCGAGCGCGGCAGGTACGGTAGCCCCCAGTCGGTGTTGATAACCGCCTTGAGGGTTTCTTCGCTGCCGGTAGCCTCATACTCCTGCTCAGCCGTAAGCAGTTTGTACACCAGCTGCGCCCAGGTCTGGTACGCGGCTGCGGGCCCCTCCATCCAGAACGACGCTATGCGCGAGCGTCGCGGCTCACCGGAAATCTTGCCGTCCCGGTCAATACTCTGACCTTCACGCAACCAGACACCCACCCCGTTAAGCTCGCGCTTTTTATCTGCGGTGATAATGGTGCTGCAATGCGGACAAAGCAGATGAGCCGACTCACTGGCTTTTACCGGATCAGGTTCATCACGGTATCCGGTCATCGCCTCCATCGCAGGCTGAAAATATTCACCACAATGCGGGCACGGCCAGTACCAGCGACGGCGATCTCCACGGTTGTACAGCGAAAGCGCGCCTGTCGTTGGTGGTGCTTCATGGGGAGATTTTCGGCGCCATTTGCTGTCGCGAATGTCCCGGCCTGGCGAACACTCCACCAGAGTCATCCCGGCGGACATAAAAGTGGTGGTACGCTTGGAAGCCAGGGTAAAACCGTCACCCTCGCCATCGATGTCCTCAGGGAAGCGGTCATAATCGGTGAGCGCTACACATTTGAAATCTGACGAGGACATGATGTTGATGGAAGGCCAGCCAATCTTGAGATAGTTGCCCGCCAGAAAAGTACGATCATGCACGTTGTTGTCGTTTCGCAACGGGCTCAGGCGTTTCGCCACTTCAGGACTGACACGAAACGTTCTCGCCAGACGTTTTTTAGAGTGCTCGCGCGCTTTCTCCTCGGTCATCTGAACGACGAGCATATCGGACGGGTCGCAGACAATGTTGTATACAACCCAGCCATCCACCAGGCCTATCGTTTTCCCCGTTCGTGCCGGTCCAACAAACACCACTGCATCGTATTCACGCATCGCGAGGCAGTTCATCGGCTCTATCACATAGGGAGCGACAGCAGGATCCCACGGTACCGAGTTACCGGCCCCCATAGGTACGCGCATAAATTTTTGAACCGCCTCAGCCACAGGCATACGGCGCGGGGCTTTGAGAATGGCGGAAGCGTTACGCCTGACTTCCGCTGCCGTGGCCTGTCGCATGATTTACTCCTCTTCTGGCATTTCCTCCTGTTCTGGTGAGTCGGCCTGCTCAACTTTGAGGGCTATCTGGTCGCGCAGATCGTCAATAACCTGCTGCACCCTGACAACTGCGGAAGGGGTCATGGCGCAGTCTCGTTCAAGGATGTCGGGTAACGTCTCCAGCACCTGAACCATTGCTTTTGCCATGGAGGAAAATTCTCTGGTGACTTCTGACGCCGGGATCAGCTCCCCTGTTTCCTGCTGAAACTTGAGCCTTTCACGCTCCGACTGAAACCAGGCTTTACGATCGGGGGGAAGCATTTTGTCGACGTCCACCAGCTCCGACGGTGTGGTACTCGTCAGCAACTCCCTGAGGATATCGGTGATGGCATAAAGCTTAAGTTTTGGATTGCTGCCCGGTGCCGGCTGAACATTTGCAAGCTTGCTCGCGACCGTCTGGCGGTGCAGATCGGTAATGGCTGCCAGCTGCGTGATATTCAGCCGGAAATTTTTGAGTTCGTTATCCATGATGGTGAACAAAAAATAGTCATTTCGACATCCTGCTAATGATCAGGACTGAAATATCAAGAGGTTAAACAGATGATGATGAAACCCATAAAATGCAAAAAACTAGCCGTTTCCCGCGTGTCCTCGCCCCCTCGGTGTTCAGGATCCCCAGGAGTACCTTTTAGCAATAGGATCAATTCTCGTTTAACGATATGCTCAATAGCATTGAGAACACCTAATGTGGCCAATAGCGCGAGTGTTGCAATCAATAATCGAATCACTCTAAGGAGACAGAAATGGAATCACTCATCGCCAATCTTATTGAAGAGCTATCCAAAGAAGGTAAAACACAGAAGCAGGCTTATCTTCAGATAAGTGCCATGAGAGTTGTTATTTATGCGATGTGTACTGGGCTGGATGACATAAAACGTCAGGCCATACACAACCAAATCTTTGAGGCATTTGATCAGCTGGAATTAACTGACCGCACGTCAACTGAGAGTGAAGAGCTGCGTAATGCCACTTTAAAACTACTGGGAACAGACATTCTGCGGTAATACGCATGCCAAAAGAAAGTAAGGGAATACTCTTGCGCTAATTCATTTAAGTGATAAAGTTCCAACTCTGCTGAAAAGCAAGAAGCACACAAGAATAACAAAATCCAAATCATGATTTGCCCCGCACCAGGGGCATTTTTTATGGTCGTACGAAACACAAGCCCACCAACAGGTGAGCTTTGCAACGGCTACGATCCCACCGCGTTATGCAGTACTTCCTGACGGGCAATATGCTCGTAACGAGATACCGTCTTCCCGTTCTGGTTCATCACGTAGGCGACCTCGCCAGGTTTCAGTAATACATTTTTGTCCATTCCAGATACCGCGATGCTCTGCTGCCCCGGATTAAACCCTACGCTCAACCCGCAATGAATCTCTTCACCGCCACCTGGCGAGATTACTTTTACTGTTAACATGCTTCTTCTCCTTCTTCTGGTAATAAAAAAGCCCCGCTTACGCGAGGCTGGAATTGATTTGAGTAATGACAATCAATCTTCTTTTTTGATCACCACTTCCTGCGGTCGCATCTGCTGTATCGCCCGGACGATACAGTAAGGAATTACCGCCCAGGCAACTCCCATGGCTGCTCCTGCTGCTTGCTGAGGCGCGCTGACAGCGCCGAAAACCCCAACGATACCTTGAACAAAGCCAATAGCCCCGAATACAACACAAATAGCCCAGAGGATCTTCATCAACCTAACTCCTTTTATTAAAGAACAATTAGGATAATTCCGAATACCGTTTAGTAAAGCTTTATTGCATGAATTGCCGGAACTTATCGCACCGTTTATAGCGACAACCATTATCAAGCCCACCAGCAGGTGAGCTTTGTAATGACTATCAGACCTTCAAGTCATCCGCTTTCACGGCATAAATGGGTGCGCCAGGATGCTCATCATCTTCAACGGCTGCGATATCATCTTCATCGAACCAGCTTTCCTGAGCACGACCATCTGCGGCTTTGTAGTGAACCAGATACTGATTACAGTGATTGATGCTCTCAGCGCGGGATTTGATATGGCCCATTTCGCCACTGATCGACAACTCAACAAACTGATTAAGATCGAACTTAAATTTATCCACTTCATTTCCTCTCATTGGTTGGCTTGCAGTTCGCCTGCCACGCTTTGTTATGCGCCAGGATGTCGCGCTTGGTTTGCTTATCTAGGACGTCAATATCGTGGTTTGTCACGTAGATAATCCGGGTCCACAGGCAGCCCGTATCAATCACCTCCGGGACGGGTGAAGTTTCCGCGCAACTCGCGATCAACATCGTCATCAGGCATGTGATTAACAGTCTGCTGGACATTACTGGCCTCTTTAGTGACTTCAGCTTTACGTTCTGCCGCCGCAACGGCCGCCGCTGCGTTCTCTTCGGTGCGCTGCTGATCTGCTTTCGCTTCCGCTTTGCTGGTGCCGCGAATATGACCCAGGCCAAAAGCTCCGGCGATAGCGGAAATCACCAGTGCGGCCAGCCCAATTATTGTCTCGATACCCACATTCACCTCACACCAGAACTGATTTCGCCAGGTTAAACAGCGCGCGGCGTTTATCCAGCCCGTTACGGCCACCATTGATAATCAGCGTAACGCGCTCAACATCGCCGGGATGAAGCAGGCAACCGCGGGAGGCATAGAACCATGCAGCTGAACGCGCAGCATATTTATCCTGTTCAAGCAGCTCCGGGTGGGTAACAAGGTCTAGTTTCAACGCGTGGCCACAACTGCGATAGTTGCTCAGGCCGGTAACCTGTTTCAGCCCGCGACCGCGATATTTCCAGCCATCACCGGCAACCTGATTGCCAAGGTGTTCTTTTCCCCACTCACCACCGTATACCAGATTGGCGATTGCTTTCTGGTTTGCCGGTTGCGTTGCCGTTCTGCCAAGTGCGGCGGCCTGCTGTTGCGTGATGCGGTGGCTACCGAACGTCGGTACCAGGTTTTCAACCGCGTAATTCAGGCTCTCCACCAGCCGGGTAAATCTGGTGCTTTCATGCCCCATCTGGGCAATAAACATCGCCTTATCAAGCGGTGCGGTTATGCCGTATTCCTTCATAGCGGCGTCGATATGCGGAAACCAGCGCGCAGCTAACCCGGAGCTGATACCAGCCGCCTTCTGAAATTGTGCTTTGTCCATTAGTGCCTCAGATGATCAACCAGACGTGCAACGTTGCCTTTGACGGCCACCAGCACTGAAAGGAATATGATATTGGCCGCAATGGTGGCCCATGATGAATGCGGGTAAATCCCACACAGGTACGCCAGCGGTACAGCGCTGTAAGTGACGGTAATCAGCCAGGCTAAACGCGAAATCCATGGCCGATGCCGCGAATCACCACGACGGTAAAACATCAGAGTAATCACAACTCCGGCGCAGAGCAGCGCGTTGATAGTTGCTGTTGGGTCATTTAGTACCACCTGAACCTCCCCGGCGCGTTATCAGCGCCACCAGCGAGCCAATGTCCTGCTTGTTCAAGAATGTAAGGATTTGAACAGCTAACGCAGAAGCTATAACGGCACCGATAGCATCCAGAGGCTTCTCGGTGTACCCCGTCCAGGATGTGAGTTTTGAACCCAACAGCCCCGAACAAAGAATGCCGACGATATACGACACGAAGAAGTATGCCAGGCGACGTAACACACTCAGGTCAGCCGCTGTCGCTATGTAGAATACGGCGCCAGCAAATGCACCAAAAACGACACCGTAATCAGTTCCGGTCAATAGACCGTAAACACTGGCTCCAGTCAAAGCTAAACCGGCCAGGCCCGTGCCTGAAAATGGATCGGACATCGGTCCCCCTCATATTGCTGTGAATCCTCTCAGTAAATTTGAGGGGAAATAAAAAAGGCCACCCAATGGCAGCCTTATTAGATAAGCGTTTATTAATATCGCTTCGCAGCGCTTACTGGTGTTCTTTCTGACCAATCAGGCCTCTCTCCAGCCATGATCGCACGCTGTTGTGTCGGCGTCACAGACTGCGTTATGTCAGGCATTGGTTTGTAATCAGGTTGTTTAGGTGGGCTTAAAACCAGATCAGAACTACAACCTGACAGCAGAAAAATCGCAAGTAAGGATGAATTAAACTTGAACACTCTATACCCTTCCAATGGGACGAAAGTTTGAAAAATTTGTGGCGCCGGGTGCCTCCCGGTGACTTATCTCTGGTTATCAAAGTCGCGCGCATACCTGCAAATAGCAGTTAACCAGACGCCCCACCGCTTAGATGGGATTCACCACATGCATAACTTACTCAGGATATATTCACGCGGTCAATAGTTTATCTGTATCGACAAAAAAAAAGCCTGCTCGGACAGCAGGCATAGTTGCAAAATTAACAATAGCTGAGAGAGTGGTGCCGGGTGCCTCCCGGTGAGAATTACTCCAGCAAACATTCCCGCGTCTGAGAGGTTTCCTTTTCAGGTATCTGCTGGAACGCCCCTCCGCATAGGGGGATTCACCACAATAAAAAAATAGCGCATAAATCAGAGTTGAGATACTTCCTCGCTTAACGAATTGGACACTGGTCCGCCATCGAGGATTCGCACCTCGAACCACAGAGGTAGAAGCTCCGTGCTCTTTCCAGTTGAGCTAATGGCGGAAAAAAAAGACCAGAAATGAGCTGCTGGTCATGGGTCATGCAGTTGTCTCTGCGAAGCGGGTGTTTCCCCACCCAGTGTTTTAAGTATCGAGAGCATTATCGAATGCCACATTAACTTTAGCATTGGAGAAAAAATGCCGCCATCTTGCAGCTTCAAACGACAGGTCCCACCAAATTTGGCAGATTTTCGATCTTTAAGCGGTGTGACATGGTTACCACTCTTATCAGGTTACGATAGTTTTTGCGTACGCGTGAGTCTTTTTGTAAGATCAAATCCTCGAGAACAAGACAACAAGAAAATATGATGAACTATATACAAAGACTTAGAAGTGTTATGAAGTCAGCAGACATTGAGCCCTTCATCAGACATATTCGCTTCCCTTTTTTCAAAAATCTTACAGAAGGATGTAAGGTTGACTTTAGCTATCCCATCACAGCTCTTGTGGGCCAAAATGGAACAAATAAAAGCTCCGTTCTTAGGGCGCTTTTTGGCTCGCCGAATAACTATTCACTCGGCAGTTTATGGTTCTCAACAGATGTTGATGAAATTAAGGATGAAGGGCGCTCACGTTTTATTTATGGATATTTTGATGCACCAACAAACAAGATAGTAGAGGTTATCAAGACTCGTATTTCAAAAGAAGACGACCCTGATTATTGGGAGCCATCCAGACCCATACGATCGGATGACATGGCAGCAATGCCAGAGAAGATACTGTCACCTAATCAGTTGAAAACCAGATGGAAAGCAATTGAAAAAAATGTTATATATTTAGATTTTCGCGCTACCATCAGTGCATTTGATAAATTCTTTTATCATTCAGACTTTCATACATACCCTAAAAAAGATTATCTCCGAAAGCGCAGTCAGATGCTGAAAGATATTATTGACAATGACCTTAAAACCTACAAACCACACAAAGGGAAAAAAGATAAATTATTTGTCAATACTTTATTAGACAAAGAGAAAGTTAAGATAATTGGTCATATACTTGGCAGGAAATACAAAAGCATCCGATTACTAGAGCATTCATTATTCACCAATGACAGAGCGCCGACAATTATACTTCAATCTGAAAATTTGAAATATTCAGAGGCTTTTGCCGGAAGTGGGGAATTTGCAGTTTCTATTTTAGTACATAAACTTATGGACTGTCAAAAAGCCTCATTAATTTTATTAGATGAACCTGAAGTTTCACTTCACCCTGCTGCACAATGTAATCTTATGAATTTCTTAAGTGAACAAGCACTGAAGAAAAAACACCAGATTGTCATATCTACTCATTCTTCATCGATAGTCAAAGACTTACCGAAGGAAGCTATAAAGTTATTTTGTCTTAATGACAAGATTGGTAAAGTGGATGTCCTTCAAAACGTCAGTCCAGAAGAGTCATTCTTCATCCTTGGCGAACGTATCGAGAAGAAAACAGTTATTGTTGAAGATCGTTTAGCTAAAAAATTCGTTGAGAAAGCTTTAAGAATAGGTGGCATGGGTCTTTTGAACTCCTTCGATGTGAAATATTGCCCTGGTGGGGCAGGAAGCATATATCAAAATATTGCAGTACCGCTGTGTGTTGCAAACGTTAAAAACGTTATTTTTTTACTAGATGGAGATCAATGCATAACAAAAAATTTCCCAACATCAAATTCAATTCCTGCGAACGAAGACTCCAACTTACAAGAAATTATTAAAACGATTATCAATCAAGATATAAAATTTCATTGTGATGGTTCTAATGGGGTCGCAAACATTAAGCAAAAAACGAAGATGCAAAGAGACTTCATTGATTTCATTCATGATAAAATCTCCTTCCTTCCTGTTTTAACACCAGAAAAATTCATTATTGAAAACACTCACGGAGACTATAAAACATACAGAGATTCCATCGCTAAGGAAATTACGGATTCCAAGCAAATCACCATGGAGATATGTAAACTTGACACGGGAGAAGAAAATATAACTGGTGATGACATTTTCGAAACTCAAATAAGAATATTAAATAAAATACCTAGCGACCATGTGGCTTTTACAAAAACAAGAGAGATGCTGCAATTTTTCTTAGATAATGATACTATCAGGCTATGAGTGAGGTATTAAATGACTAAGAAGATACATGTTTATGATTTTTTCTCCGGCTGCGGTGGTACTAGTGCTGGCTTGAAATCAGTTGGCATGGATATTGTTTTTGGGTTGGACATTGATTTTGACTCATCCAATACTTTTAAGAAAAACAATCCATTAGCACATTTCGTTCATGGTGACATCAGACAAACCAGTGTTGACTCAATTGAACATTTGTTTACTCAGTCACAAAAAAGTAATGCTCAGACGCTTTTTTGTGGCTGTGCACCATGCCAGCCTTTCTCTAAGCAAAATAAAGCGCGAAATCAAGATGACCCCCGGAAAGATCTTTTGAGTGAATTCACTCGATTTGTTTCGTACTATGCCCCTGACTTTGTTCTGATCGAAAATGTTCCTGGCATACAAAACGTTGATATAAACAATGGCAATTTTCAGAAGTTTTTGGAATGCCTCAAAACCCTTGATTATAAATTCGACTATGGTGTAATTCCTGCCTTATGGTTTGGTGTACCGCAGACACGTGAGCGATTTGTTTTATTGGCATCAAAACATACTGCTATATCTTTACCCAAAAAAACGCATGATGGTCTTAAAACTCCATTCGCTACTGTAAGGGATTGGATAGGTTCTCTTCCGCCCATTGCCGCCGGTGAGAGTCATAAATTGGTTGTTGATCATACTGCCGCAAAGTTATCCGCTATAAACATAAAACGTATACAGGCAACTCCAGAAGGCAAAGGACGTGAATCCTGGCCCGAGGATTTGATATTAGATTGCCATAGAAAATATTCTGGGCACACCGATGTCTATGGCCGTTTGTCGTGGGATAAACCAGCTAGTGGTTTAACCACCCGCTGTATCAGCTATTCTAACGGCCGATTTGGTCATCCTGAACAAGACCGAGCTATTTCTATTCGTGAAGCTGCTTTGCTTCAAACATTCCCTTTTGATTATATCTTCACTGGGTCTATGGTTTCCAAAGCCAAACAGATCGGAAATGCAGTGCCTCCCAAAATGGCGGAAGCGCTTGGAAAAGCTATCATTTCTTCATGTTAAACGTAGCCCTATTGGGCTACGTTTAACATTGCTAACACCCCTGAAATAAAACCTAATGCGTCTTGCAAACGCTTTCGTATCGTTCCATCAGAACATTTTCTTTTTTTTGCAATAGTGCGCAATGAAATCCCTAAGATGAAGTGAGCGATTATTAGTTCATATTCTTCTGGCTTATGTTTCTTCAGGCAAGCGACACAACCATCAATCATAATCCCTTCATCATCATCACATTGCAGGCGTGACTTCTTGCCGTGTGGCAGCAGCCCCTTAAATCCAGCCGCAATAGGTTGCCAGTCAACTCCACTGCTATCAGCAGCAGCCCAAGCTCCCCAGCGGTCCATCACGTCGTACATATCACGCATTTTTCTCTCCAATGTCTTCGATAATTATCATGCCGGTTTCGCCCCATACTTTTGATGTCCGGGCGTCCCAAATATGAGAGTCATCCTCGAACAGTGCGTCCAGAAGCGATTTTGTGAGATTGTCCAGATCTGGCTTTACCTGATGCGGCTGCCCGTCCATAGCTGCGCGTTTTTTCTTGCTCCAGCTCTTAGGCATCGGTAAAACAAAAGTGATATGGGCACCTTTCTCCGGCACCTGAATGTCATGCAGGCGGGCTTCATCACAAAACATGCGATAGCGCATCACTGGCGGACGCTGTTTCCATTTATCGCGGCGAGTCATGCGTGGCTTTCCGACAGGGGTGATGATGTATTTAGGCATGGGCTTCCTCGCCCAACAGATAGAGCACCTGCACCAGAAGCTCAGCTTCAGTGCCGTACTTCATTTCCCAGGCGCGGCGGCCAGCATGAATCGCCACACCGTAACCGCCATTGCGATGGTGTGTATGGCAAAGGGGAATTGATTTCCGATGATCAGCACGTTGGCTTGTGCCCTGCCCTGTCCGGATATGGTGGATTTCCGCAGGAGTTTCGCCAAGGTTCAGATTTTTGCAAACGATGCAGCCGAGCTCGGCCACACGCGCAAGATGGATGCGGTCTGCTTTTTTCATGCCGGACCACCAGCATAAGCAGAGGAACCGCGCAGGAATGGACGGTCCAGGTAAATCGGGGTATTTCTTTGCGCCATCACTATTCTCCGGTGATGGTGCGACAGGTGCTGATTGTTCAGGCCAGCTTGATTATTATAAATCAGTTGTCAGGGTTGCGGAAGCGCTCAAGGCATTGTCGCAGTGCTTCTCGGGTAATGAGTATTGATTCAGCAGGCACCGGGATCACAGTAAAGGAGCCATCCTCCTGGCTCACCACCTCATAACGTCCAGCAGGGCGAACGGCAGCGATTAATTCTTGCTCATTCATAACGAAAATTCCTATTTATTTCAGTCATCCCCGATAGATCGGGTCGGCCCTTTTCTCCCTGCGCGTTGAACGTAACTTAAGCAGTTTCTCTACTGAAGGTCTAATAGGTTAGAAAGATCAATTAACCGTAATTGACCTGTCTAACCGATCGGCTCTAATGCACAGGATTAATGGAGCTCATATCACCGGCAAGAGGTCATTATCGGCTACACGGTTCAGGAAGAACGTCACTACCCCAAGCACATTCGCGTCATCCAGTGAATCGCCTTCGATGGCCTCCCCATCCTGTGTGATGAGTGCTTTTCCCTGAACAGAAGCGAAGTCCCAACTTCCGCAGAAAGAGATCAAAACCGTGTCACCCGCCTTCGGCCTTTTGGCAACATTTATAATTGCGTATCCAGCTGAAGTTTCGATAGTCCGGCAATTACCGTCGTAGCCGCAAAGCCTGCCGACGGTGAGCGTTGATTCTGCATAGTCTTTTGCTGGTGATGGAAAACCCATGATAACCACCCCTGTAAATCCACTGTATATTTATACAGTACCATCAAAAAAACCAGGGTCAAGAAGTTGGAAGCAAAAAACCCGCCGAAGCGGGTTGGAAATGATTAATTAGTAAACAACCCAATCCTACCTTGGTTCATAAATGCTCTAAAGATATACTTTATGGAAAAATTATAATTCGTAGTTACTTCAACTTTCCTTCAAAAATTTTTATTATTTCATCCAAGTTTGGATGATTTTTACGCGCCTTATCTAATACTGATTTTTTAAAATGTTCCGAATAGCTATCTCTATCCGTCGGATCACCTTTCAATATAGGGTTAAATAGCTTTTTACAACCATCATTTGTCTGCGCTTTTGCAACACCAAGAATATCAAGTAGAAATCCCTCTAAACAAGGCGAGGAACCAATAATACGAATCCCTTTAGATTTCGCCACCCTCAATACTCCTTTTGCACATGTTAAATCCAAATCAATCAATACTGCAACTCTATCGTATCCATCCATTCGTTTACAAGAAATTGCATGATTAATAACATGCTCAGGACCTTTCCCTTTAGCCGTAACAATTTTTGTTTTTACGAGGCCTTTCGAATACAGTCCATTGACATGAATTAAAAATGCTCTTTCACAGTAGCCTTCACCAACAAAGAGCAATGTTTCTTTTGTGTGTCTTATTTGTCTTATTTTGGCCATGGAAACCTCACAGACAAATATCTGGTACACCACCAAGCGCACCAGTTATGTATTTACTATATAGATTATCTTGGCTACGCAGACCCTTAACATCGTCCAACCTCCAACATTCACTCTTACCATCATCTTTTTCAACTAGATAAACATGATGTTTTTTAAGGCTTTTAAGCACTTCGGGTGAGTGGCAGCTGAAAATGAGCTGAGCATTTTTCGTGTTTATCGCCTCATTTTCAAACATGCTTAAGAGCTCAACGACCATGTTGGGATGCAGATCGCTATCTAGCTCATCAATCACTGCCACTCCACCATCTCGTATGGCAATGATCAGCGTTAATATAAAGTAATAGCACGCCTGAGTACCACTTGACTCCATATAAAATGGCACCCTAAATTTTTTACCATCACATTTATGAACACCATAGGGCATAAACTCTTTTCTTCTTTCACCCGTTTCTTTTTCTAATACCTCCTGTTCTTTAAGGATTATATTATCAAGACCTAAGTCCATTCTTTTTAGATATTTTATCGCTTGATTAAAAATATCTTTCTCTGTCGAATAAAATTCAGTGGCATTCATAACATTTGAATAATTGAAGTTAATCTTGCCGTAAACATTCAGGTTATTGTCTATCGAAGATAAGTTATCAAGTATTAAACTTGCAATAATACTATCCTTGCGATGCATATAAGCAATGGTTGACGAGTTTGCAGGAATTGATTTCATTTCTGAAACAGGAAAAGCATTCTCATCTGACATTAGCTTATGAGACTTGCAGATATATTTATCTTTATCAGTATCAAACACACGTTTAAATAGAGTAGTATACTGCCGGCTTGTTTTCAGTTTTAATTCTTCATGATGTACACGATCGCGTGTCAATTTAACAAAATACTTATATTCCCAATGCTGATTCTTATCATCGGAATCAATGAAGCAAATTTCAATTTCAGAAGGTTCGGCCACACAAGAATAATGTGGATAGAAAGGTAAAAGACTTTTGCTCTCAAGTTTTTGGAAAGAATGAGAACAAAACCAGCGTAAAAAAGCCAAAGGCTTAAGCATATTGGACTTGCCGGAACCGTTCGAACCCATGACGGTCATAATCTTAGCAATCTTTGTGCCATTGACCTCAGTATCATAGCTTGAAAATGATGAATTCTCCTTTAAGGTAAGATCGACAAAGGTATCCTCCTTAAAAGAGTAGAAGTTTTTAAATCTATACCATTTAATCATACTGGACCCAACTTAGACATTTTTATGTTTAACTTGCCTCAGTATCGCAGTAGTGACGGGTTTTATCTAGCACAATTCCTCAAAAAGGCTCATATAGGAAAACCCCTTCGCTAGCATTTCGACCCATGTCAACTACGCGATGACGTTTATCTACTAACCAACTCTTCCCATCTTTCATGCAATTCCCTTCGGGCCGCAGCCTCACTACCAGGCGGGAAGGAAAATCCCGCTCGGTGATCAGTGCATCCGTTCGAGCAACGGATTTCTGCTGATCCCCAGTTAATTCCCCTGCTACGGATTTTTATAGATGGTGCCATCCCGCATCGCGGACAGACAGGCAAATTACTCATGGCTCATACCTTCCAGAAGATGTTTGTGGCGACGCAGCTCGCGAACGGCAGCCTGAAGACGTTGAAGGTTCGACAGCTTCGCTTTTGTGCGGCGGATCTCGTTCGAGATATAACGAGACGACGGAATAATCAGGTCATCAGGACGGCTAACGAACGCCGGGATATCCCCAATAATTTCATTCAGGGATTTGTTGTCCAGCGCTGATGCTAACTTGGCCTCGAGTGCAGCGGCATCCGGCTGCTCTGGTTTAATTTTCGATTCACCCGCCAGGCTCCATGTGATGTTTTTCCCGTCCACATGGCGCATAACCAGACCGTCTTTGCACATTGCACCCAGCGATGCATTCAGGGCTCGCGGGCTTTTACCCAGCTTCTCAGCGACCTGATTGGAGCTCATGGCTCCCTGCCCCTGCATTGCTGACAACACCCTCTCAACCAGAGGTGATACCTGCTTTGGTCTGATGCGCTTCGGCTTCTGCTCCTTCGCGGTACCGACCGACCATGATCCATCGTAGAAATCGCACAACCCTTCCTCCTTCTGCTCGCGCAGCATTTTCAGAGCCTCTACGGGTTCGATATCCAGGCGTGCTGCTACATCGAGATAGGTTGCTTTGCCCATTGCTTTCAATGCGTCGATTACTGATTCCATTATTTTCTCCTCAAGATTCACTTAACAGGTCTCAGTTGGCTAACGTTTCCGCGATAGCTCTCCCAGTCAAAATTCACCCAAATGCCGTTGTCCATGCGCAGGCGATCGATAACCCTTGCGCCAAGGGTTTCTACCAGCGCGTCGTAATTAAGATTGGTCAGTACACCCACTGGCCGCATGGCCGCCAAACGGCGATCAATAATCTGGTTCAACAAAACTTTCTCGCCGCGGCTGTCTCGCTGGATACCAACTTCATCAAGCACCAATAAATCCACTTTGCAGAGGTCATCCAGCAGCGCGGCTTCGGACTGCCCTTCGTCGTAGCAGGCCCGGGCGCGCAGGGTCAGATCGGGCACCGTCACGATCAGAACCGTTCGCCCCTGTTTCAGCAGATAATTGCCGATGGCCGCCGAAAGGTGGTTTTTGCCGGTGCCCGGCTTTCCGGCGAAGACAAAACTGGCAAAGCCAGAGCCAAAATTCTGCGCATAGCTCTTTGCCATACTCAGCGCATGACGCTGTTCGTCGCTGTTCACGGTGTAATTTGCGAAGCTACAGCTGCGGTGCAGGTTCTGGATCCCAGATCGCCCGAAAATTTTCTCTGCACGCGCCTGCTGGTTGAGCTTGTCTACCTCCGCAGCGCGTTTTTGCCCTTCCTCACGCTGCCAGGCCATCAACTCTTGGGCGCTTTTAAATTTGGGTTCAATGCCAGCCGGAATAACACGGCGAAGGCGATCGAATATAGAACCTGCGTTTTGCATGCTTACCCCCTGAATCCTGGCGGAACGGTGTTATCTGGACGGGAGATCTGATTAATATCCCGTCCACCAGCTTGGTAATGGCCTGAGCCCGGTGCCGACAGGCGGATAATCAGGTCATCCCATTTTTCGCGGAGTTTGGCCGGACATTTAACCTGGCGAACCCAGAACGTATCGCTCTGAACGCGCTTGAACATTTCACAAATTTGCTTGTGGCTACGGCCATCAAGGGTGCGCATCAGACGCACGTCATTCGCCCAGACGGTCCAGTTCGGCTCTTTCGGGCGAACGATTTCGCCGTCAAAGGTTGCGGCCTCCTCGTAGAGTTTCAGCACGCGCTTCCAAATCCATTGCGCACAGGTCAAATCTTCCTGGCTCCCCCACTGGCGTTTCGCAGGACTGCAAACCACTGCTTCCGGGTGGCGCTTCAAAAACTCGGTTTTTGTCAATTTTCCGTCCGACGGCGAAGCGTCCGGACAAGAAGGATTTTCTGGTTCTTTGACTGGTTCAAAAGAGTGACTGATTCTGGGTGAATCTCCTTCACTACCCCCTGGTGAATGTGGTGCACCATCTGGTGAATCTCCTGCACTACCCCCTAGTGAACTTGCTTCACTACCCTGGTGAATCTCATTCACTACCCTCGAACTGGCGTTTGCACCGGTCAGGGTTAATCGATAGAAATTGCTGCCATTGCCTTTCGGCCCCGATCTGGTCTCTTTTCGCATCAGTCCAGACTCGCAAAGCGCGGCAACATGATTCATGACGGAACGACGGCTGATCTCACACTGATCAGCGATATGCTGATAGCTCGGCCAGCACTCGCCCTGGTCACTTGCGTTATCGGCCAGTTTAAGTAGGACCAGCTTGCGAAGCGGGTTGCCTACCTTGACCTTCATCGCCTGGACCATCAGTTCCATGCTCATAGAACACCTCGATACAACTGAACTAAGCTGCGTTCGAACAAGTCGAAACCAGCTTCACTTTGACGCCTACCAGCTGCGCCAGCGCGTCGATCGCTTCCAGTGTCTCTCGCCGGATTACCGGTTTCGGTTTGCCCGTGAAGACCGCATTGGTGGCTTCGATGCACTCTTTGTTAACCCTGGCTGCCTGGTAATGCATGCAGTCCTTCTGCGCCAGTTCGCTGTCGATGGCGGTGCGGATTGCATAACTCAATGCCTCAGCCTGCTTACGGTAGTTCGGCGTATCGTTGCGAAATGCTCGCTGAATAATCTGCTTGTTGTTGTGCAACCGCCGCGCGTATTCGTCCGGATCCGATACATCATCAAGTGACTGAAGCAGATCACCAAAGTGATGCGGAGTTATCAGCTGCGTGACCGTCTTCCAGCCCTTTTCCTGCGCCCATGACTCCAGCTCACATGCCAGTTTTTTGATTTCCATCATTCAGACCCCCTCTGCGCACGTGGGATATCCTGAACAGGAATTCCGCTGGTAGGGGTTGGATGCAAATCCGGACGTAACTCATGCGGGGTGACAGTCCAGCCGCCAAATTCACAGAGCTTTATCACTCGCTCACTTGGAACTCGGTTTCGGATAATCCAGTTTGCTACTGACTGTGAGGACTTAAAGTTGAATTTACGGGCGACGGCCGAAACAGAACCAATCGACCTCACAGCCTTCTCCGTAATGTTCTTGTATGAAGTAGTCATCGTGTTCTCCTGAATGAGTCGATGACTGCAATATACTACATAAAGTAGAATATACAACTACGAAAAATAGAAATGACTATAAACGCGCCGTGTCTTACTCTTCTACCTATGGTAGAAAAAGCGAATAAACATCAGGATTTCGCGAACCGGCTGACAGAAGAAATGCGCAAACAGCGCCGTTCTGTGAAGGATTTAAGCCAGGCTTGCGATGTCACATACGAAATGGCTCGTCGTTATACGCTGGGCACGGCTAAGCCACGCGATGAGAAACTGCAAAAGATAGCTGACTGGCTAAATGTCCAAGCGGCATGGCTTGACTACGGCGAAGGTGAAAGTGCGCCTACTAAGCTTCCAGAAACTGAGTTTATGGGCTTCCCCGCGACAGAATCCGACACTGGCAGCGATGGGGAATTCAGTGATTTAAGCGAAGACGAAAAGCGGCTGGTCCGAGTCTATCGACAGTTCCCAAGTGCTGAAGCCAAGAACATGCTACTGGCTTTCGAAATGCGGTATAAACAGCTATATGATTTCTTTCTGAAGTACGCCAACACCCCGCAGAAGTAAAAAAAACCCAAAGAACCCGGCACATGCCGGGTTTTTTTACGCCTTCACTCACTACAAAAAGTATCAAACACCTCTTTAATTTCTACTTTTAGTGTTGACACATCTACTTTATGTTGTATTCTCTACTCATCGAAGCACAACAGGTGCGACAGGTAAACGTTCCGCCTACCCGGCGATAAGGGTAAACAGAGCGAACAGGCAGGACGCCCACGAAGTAGCCGCCGGTGGCGAATGAATGACCGGATGATTCGCAAATCGCAGGTAACAAAAAAGCGCCCCTTAGGACGCTTTGCTCTTTAACAATCTGGATATCTCTAACATCACTTTTGGTTCGGTTTAGGTTGAGGAGCTGGCCTTGGAACCGGTCGAGGGGCAAAGGGTGAATGATCACCAGTTTTCACAGATTGCTGTTTCTTCATGTTATTTCTTAGGTCCCGGGGCTGGTTGAGGTACTGGCGCAGGTCGAGGCGAACCAGGGACATGGCCATTTACAGCATTCCTTGCCTGAGTTGAAATCATAATCTTTGGTTGAGGTACAGGGGGGCGTGGTTGCCCCGGTGCATGGTTCGGTACGAATTCTCTATCGCTCATTCTCACTGAGTTACCTTTTGTTCTTTTGGCAAGCCACCAGCAAAAAAAGCAAAAAGCTTTTCTGTAAAGCTCAGTGGGGATGTTGAGTCTTCAAGCCCAAGCTTGATAGTTGCCTTTTTATGAGCGGCTGACTCAAACACACTCCACACAGAGCAGTCGTTTTTTTGAAGGTCATTCAACCGGTTGAGCAGCTCGTGGTCATCATATCTTGCAGCCTCTGTCATGAGTTCAAGATATTTTTTTGACTGTTCTTGGGCTAAACCGGATTGCTTGCCGAACTGATAAATAAACTGAATTGCTGAAAGCGCGGCAATAAATGCGCCAAAAATGAAGTTACTACTGAAGGGAGCAAAGACGGCACAACCAAGCATCATCAATATCACTGATATTAATTTGTCGATTCTGCTGGTTATTGTGCAGAACATTTTCTCCATGTAATGGGAATAATTTATATCAAAGATAATGTCGTGCCTGGTCATTGTTTACCCCTTTTTCTCTTCTTTAGGCTTTGGCTCCGGCTTTGGAGCGGGCCTCTGATATGCGGGACTATGCCTCTCAAAGTGCTCATAGCCATTGGCGAACATAATGAACTCCTTCTTGTTGTTGGGGATATCCAGATTAACCTAATCCTTGTTGTTGGGGAATAGCGGGATCCACCGAGCCTGAAGTGGTTAAAAGACAGGCACACAACATGGAAGCGCACTCCACCCTTTCACTAATGGGGATTGGTTTGTTAGCTGGCGGAGCGTGCTTCCAGTTTTAGGCAATCGAAAATTGTAGATGGCTGTTAATAACCTTCACAGAGGATTCATTATGACAGACTTTAAGCGTAAACCATCACGGCAACAGGCAGTCCGCCTTAACTGGCTTGAAATTAAACTTCGACAACTTTGTTATTTGCTTGCTCAGAAAGGCAACCCTGAACTCTGAATTTTTACGCGTCAAAACTGAAGCCGTAATCCGACAAATATTCAATTGCAAAAAGTTAGAAATCGATGCCTTAAACGGCGGGGATTTTCACACCTTAAATTAAGGATCATGAAATGAAACCAACTATTACTACCGTAGAATTGAGCCTTGCAATCGTAAATAAAGACCTTGCAACATTTAATGTTAACGGTGCTGTTTCAGGCGTGGTTCATTTGCCTTCCTCTGGCCCTGTAACCGTCGTGCTTGACGGTGGGTACGTGCTCGGAGAGTTTCATTGTCCGGCCTGTGCTGTAAAGGACATTAGCTTGCTGTCTGCGAGTTTTGCAGAAGCACAAAACGTCTGCGGCATGTCTTATTACGACCATAAGCGCCAATATCTTAACTGATATGGATGAAACCACCTGTCATTGCGCTGTTTGCTGCCACGAATATAAAAAATCGGAAATGCATGAAAGGAAAACAGACATATATCCCTTCAAGCGCACGATTTATTTATGTGAGCAATGCAATAAAAAAAGAGAAAGGCGTAACGCGTTAAAAAATGCCAAACGCGTTACTCGCAAACCATTTCATTCAAATTCGTTTTTTATAAAACTTAATCGAGGTCATTATGTCTGTTGAATTAAAAGTTTTCGGCGGTGCTTATTTCCCAAAAGATAAAGCATTGAAAAAACACCCAGACTTAAAACCGCTTGCTACAGCAGTAAACTCGGCAACAAAGACCATTGCTGAAGCTGTTATTTTCGGCAAGCTGGCATCTGAACACCCTGAACATATTGATGATTACTTTAAGGTGAAAATCTGGGAGCACCGTGAAGGTTTGCCCTGCCCTGAGTTGGACGTTTTCTCCTCTAATTTTTTTGACACAGTAGCTATCTGGAATGTGAATGCAGGTGAACCAACTGCTGCACCCCAATCAGAAACTGATGAAAAAGCCGATCGGGAAGACAACCAGGCACAGGAAGAAGTTAAAACCGTTGCGCGGCTCGACCAGACATCCCGGGCAGCTTGCCTTGCACTGTTCGGCCCGGTTCCTGGAATCACTGAGGCGCAGTACGGCCAGATTGTAGACCTAGTTAATGATGATGCTGGAAGCTTTACCCGTGAACTGACAGAAGCACTGACGAAAGAACCCCGCGCTCTGTCGCTGGCGCCGGAACGCCAGGAGCAATTACTGGCCTGGGTACGCGAGAACACAAAAGAATCATCACAATGGCCTGACATTAAAAAGCAGATCGCCAAGTGGCTCGACACGCCAGTAGATAAGCGCCCACAAGCTACCACCATCACCGAAGAAAGCCACACAGACTCGGGCGCCACTCTTGGAGGCGGCAACAAGACCGACCGTAGCCCTGACCTGGTTCATAACCTTTCGACTCTGCGTATCGAAGTAGCGGTTGCAATACTGAGCATGTACGACGAGATCGACATTTACTGGATCCCTAACAGATTCATGATGGCCGCGAAAGGAATGGCAGAAGCAGCGCAGGATCCCCAGTTCACTGCATGGTGGGCACAACTGCGCGGCACGCCTGGCATTCTGGACTATTCCCGCGCGGCCATCATCGCCTTGATCAAATCTGCGCCTGAAGACCTCTGGCTAAACCCGATCAAATTACGTGAGTACATCAATCGTGAACTGGTTGAATCGAATCATGCGAAGCCAGATCAGAAAACCATAGATATTGCATGCAAAGCGAAACCCCGCGTTATCCCAGAGGAAAAGACAGATGATAAAACCCAACCGTCGATACAGAGCGAAACTCTGCCACCAGCAGTTTGCCCGGGAAAAGCTGCGCAGTTCAATAAAGAGCTTAAAGAGGCATTCACACAGAATGCAAAGCCAGCGCCGCAGGCCAATGAGCAGCCGCGCGTAGAGAACCTGGGCGATGGTATATTTTCAGTAGATACTTTGATCAACAACACCTCAAATGAAGTCGAAAAAGAAGAAGTACCACCAGCATTAAGTGCCCGCGAAACTGAAATTGCTCAGGCGATTAATGATCTGATTTCTGGGCGTACCAATATCATGGGAAAAGAAGAAGCAGAAGGCGTAGTGAAGTGCACCGGCCATAGTGTTTCCGACTTGATACCATCGTTGATGACTGATATAGCCACAACTGAATATTGCCTCTCACCTGATTTCTCTGACGAAGAAATTCACGATGTGGCAACGACGCTGCTCGATAGTTGGTCTGACGATATCAGCGTGCGTCAGAAAATCGCGCTTGATGCGATCGTGGAATACCGTCTCCCTGAACTGCCAAAACCGGTAGTGCTCGATACACCGGTTGTTAGTGCAAAACCTCAACAGACACCTGAACAGCAGCCTGAAGCAAACAGTCAGCAGACATCCCTCTCCTACCAGCAACAGTTAACGATTGCAGCTCTTCAGGGCCTGTGTGCTAACCCCGCTTACTGCAATCAGTACGATGACTTGCCGATCATGGCAACAGAGCTTGCGCGAAGTGTTGAAAGCATCATCCAGCAGGAAGGTTCACGTGCTACTGATTAATCGCAGCGCGAACGACTGCATAGGCGGGCCAGCATGCGCCGCCGCACTCAAATCGCATTATGAGAAATTCGGAAATCATGGACGCAGCCATACCCAAACGTTTTACACAGTAATGGTAGGCAAACAGAAAGTGACCGTAGAGGTAATTAACAGACGCCGCAGCTATGTTGCCACAGCGATGCTAGGAGCCCGGAATATAAAACGAATGGCTGATCTGGGTGATTTCTAAAATTCAACTCTCTCCAGCTGCAATGTCTATTATGCAGCTGGTCATCGTGAGTAATGGTTATGACTGATGACATTTTAACTAACGATGCAATTCGTAAGCTGACCGGGTACAAACAACCCAAGAAACAATGCGCATGGCTTGCCTCAGCCGGGATCTGGTTTAAAGAAGATCGCAACGGTTATCCCAGAACTACCTGGAACCATGTGAACAATCCGATCGCATTGAGGATGGTACCTGACGTAAAAACTGAGTTAAATACTCCAAACTTTGATGCAATGTAATGGCCGGTAAACGTAAAAATCCTTCTGATGCTATTCTCCCCCCGCGTGTCTACCGGGGGAAATCAAAATACGAATTCCACCCGGCTACGGGTGGATCCATAAACTTGTGTCCTCTGGATTCACCAGTATCTTTAATTTGGGCCAAGTATGAGGCAGCGCTGAAAGTTATCGAAGAGAAAAAGAATCTGTCTGGACTAATCGATGATTTTTTTGCCAGCGCCGATTATCACAAATTAGGCAATGAAACCCGTAAAGATTATAAAAAATACTCACGCAAGCTGATCCCGGTGTTTGGGAAAATGGATCCAGATAGCGTTAAGCCCCAGCACATCAGGCAATACATGGATAAACGAGGCGTGGCCGCACCCGTGCAGGCGAACAGGGAAAAAGCGTTTCTAAGCAGGGTCTACGGATGGGCTTACGAAAGAGGCATGGTGAAAGGCAACCCTTGTAAGGGAGTAAGGCAATTCAAAGAGGAAGAACGTGAAAGATACGTTACCGATGAAGAATACTATGCGCTTTATGAAGTATCGCCGACGGTCGTCAAAGTAGCCATGGAATTGGCTTATCTTTGCCTGGCACGTCAGGGGGATGTACTCGCTGTGCAAAAAAACCAGCTATTACAAGAAGGGATTTTTATCCGCCAGGGTAAAACCGCAGCAAAGCAGATCAAAGCCTGGTCTGAACGTTTGTTAGCAGCTGTAGAGCTTGCAAAAACATTACCGCTTAAAAATGGAATGTCCAGTGTTTACTTGATCCATCAGTTTAATGGTCGCCGCTACACACGTGACGGCTTTAATAGTCGCTGGCAACAAGCGAAAGAAGAAGCTCAAAAAAAACATCCTCACATGCTTTTTGATTTTACGTTCCACGATCTAAAGGCCAAGGGTGTATCGGATCTGGAAGGAAGCCTACAGGAGAAACAGCAAATTTCCGGACACAAAACTATCACGCAAACGGCGCGTTACGATCGAAAAGTAAAAATTGTGCCAGTGGTAGGCGGGCAAAAATAA